CTCTCTTTAAGAAAGAGAATAAAACCTCATTGTTTTTAGAGTCAAATCCTGTTGTAACTCCCGAATGGTACACAGGATTATCTCCTGTAGGTAGGTTGGAAAATTCACTTCCCTCTAAAACACCTTCAAAATAACTTTTCATACCTTTAACTCTAGAGAGTTCCATAGTACCCTCACTGTTAATTTTGTATATAGAGTTAGTTAGAATGTCTAACCAGTATAATCCTTTGTTAGTTGAAAGAACTGACCATTGATGTTTACATCCAACCCCTGTACTTAAGTATTTACTATCCTGAATAACAGCTCCAGTACCTAACACAATCGAAGATTGGTCAGTGGCTGTAGTTATTGCTACAGGATTAATAGAGAGTCGTCCTATACCTCTATCTTGTAGATAGTATATAGTATCTGAGAAGTGTGTAAGCTTATTTATTGGGCCGTACGCTCCGTCAACATCCCTGTAATCATCCATCTTGAACTGTCTCCAGGAATCTACTTTATCCCCGTTAGTTTTTAATTGAGAGTACAGCACTCTAGAGTCATATTCATCTGACTCTACATAGTTGTAAGGTCTAGGGTAGAATTGCTGCAGATCTGCCTCTGCAGAATACACTTGATCGTACTCGTACTGATCCAGCTGATAGTCATCATTCTGCTTACCTGTGAAGTTATCTTTATTTGCAAAGTGGTATCCAGTTCTTAGTCCTATATTAATAGTACTTTCTACGGGTATAGCAAAAGAAAAAGAATGCTTTTTACCTGCCCCGTTCGTAAAAGCGTCATCAGGAGATTGGCCAGATTGCCATCTACGCATTTTCTGAAAGTCGTAGAAGTGTACAAACATGTCACCTCCCCACACATCCGTAGATGGGTAATGCGTTGAAGGTATTCCTGAGGGGTTTATGTACTCATAGGCATCTTCAATATTAGCAGGAACAAAAACTCCCGCGCTCATATAGACGCTTCTACTCCTAGCTTCATAAGTATTACCTCCGTATTGAGTAGGACGCTCTCTTCTCCACGCTAATAAAGGTTTAGCCTGCACCTTGGATCTTCCCCACGGGTTATTGTGTCGGTCATCTGGATCAGATTCAGCCCCGCTTCGAGATGTGTCATAGGCAGTACTTCCAGTGAAATACGACACGTCATCATCATACTCCTCATTACTGTTAAAGTATATTTGATTTGGGTTATCTTCACCTGTCGCAGGGTTTATCCAATACTCCCAGTAAGGGAAAGCTGTGGCTTGCCACGCACCGTTCGCCATCGGAACCGCATCTCCTACCCATTCTCCGTTTGCCATGTACCCTTTAAACTCCATATATAAAGTATCGCACCCTATAGAGTATGTGTCCTGAGAATCTGTCCCATTCACCTCTACACCTATATTGTTTATACCATTATCTAATAAGTCTCCCCCAGGAAGAGATCCTCCCGATGGGAATTTCTTAGCTAGCGAGGGCTTAAAAAAGGACCCATTGGCGTCAGGCGATGTATTAGAAGAGCCCTCCATAAATATAGCTCCTTCTGGGTTTTCAGGGGAAGCTTGGTATGCAACCTGATGAGTGTACATTTTTCTATAGAAATCATCGTCTGTTCCTGTATTTGCCCCGTCAAACTTAAAGTCGTTCTCCCATGCATTTCTAGACGCCCCAGTACTTAAGCTACCTACAACCTGCACCCAATCACATTCACTTGCGGTAGGATACTTTCCTGTAAGAACAAAATCAGGGCTGTCCATGTTCATTATGTTATTTCTCAACTCCCCGTGATCGTAAGACGATGAAACATCTCCATGCTTCCACGTAGACATATAAGCGCTGTGCGCGAACTGGAATGTCTCCCCTAAAGAGCTTCCTTCTTTGTCTCCAAACCTATACATCCAACTACCCATACCAAGACCAAGTACAGTTTTATCTATCTCTAGACGCTCAACCCGAACAATGCTATATCCGCTTATAAAAGGTTTTATAGAGTCAGGTATATTGACCGTGAACTCAACCCCTAACGCATACATCTCGTGAGTATCTATGTCTGTATTCTTACCATACCCAGACCCTAGCCAACTTAAATCCCCAGGGATAGCAGTAGCTACTCCAGTAAGAGCCCCATTTGGATCCAAATCTGAGCCGTAAGATGCCCCACTCTGAGACCCCGTTAAACTATAATCTGTCCCTAACGCTGCGTTAGCCTTACTTCTAGTTTGAGATAGACTAAAATTATATAAGTCTGCGCCACCAGTGGTATCAAAATCTTTATATGCAGGGAATCTAATATCTCCCGCCCAGTTAGCAAACCCTGGATTACCTTGAAGATCATGAAGAACTATAGCAAACCTATACACCTCATCTCTCTGGTAACCTTTGAATCCCTCTACCATGACAGGGTTCTTGTAATCCAACCAATCTGTACCTGTAGTACAGGTGGAGTCCTCTGCGGATACATCTATAAAAGGTGCTGCTGTAGAAGGAACCCCCTCAACATAATTATCTCCACTTATAACCTTCTTAACAAAGGTATAAGATACGTGAGGACCTTCACCTCCTAAGGTTACCCCATCCTTTTGGTACTTATAAGAGTCTCCACTCCTATTAATAGCCATCAACTCATTGTAAGGGTTGATTGCGTCTAGGTTTTCCTCTACTGTAAATTCAAAGTCTGAAGGATAAAGATCAGGGTCTTTAACATAAGCGGCATGCTCATCAAACGCCTCGTCCATGTAGGTTGACATGATAACCCCCGACGAATCGTAGTCATGGTGTACGTTTGTAAGACTGTCCCCCCTTCTGTATCTAATAGCTCTAGCATTGAAAGGTAGTTCCTCTAAAGGAGTAACTACATTCCCTAGGAATAGTCTGTTATCTTTAGTTGATAATGTTTTAGCTTTTTTAATATTATAATTAAAAGTAGTTAACTCTGTTAAACTAACTAATCCTATTATAGCTGAGGAAGAGCTGTGTACAACCTCCGTAGAGGTAGCGGTCACAGACTGCCTTGCGAATATGTAAGACGAACTTATACCTTCCTTTGTAGTTTTATATATAGCAGCCACCTCTAAGGTGTCATAATCTAAATCTAAATTGTCTATTTTTAACCTGACAGACTTAGAGCATAAAACCCCAGGCGCCGTACCTACATATTCCGTAACATCTTCAGGATCTTCAGAGTACGTCCAGTAATCAGTCCCCCCTTCGGAGGCCTGTACTACATGTAAAAATCCCGTAAAAGGGGAGAACCTAGTCTCCGACCCTGAGGCACTTCTAAGTCTGTATGCATATTGGTACATACCTGCAGGAAGCTCCCCACTACTCATCACCCCTACAACCTCAGGCATAGAAAGTGAAACTGAAGGATTTATATCTAAATCTTCAGGGGTTAGGTTTTCTATATTAGGATCTTTAATATTTAAAGTTCTTACTGTATTAAAGTTATCCGTCCAATAAAGTCTCTGAACATTTTTAGATTCATACCTACCTATAGCCTCTATCTGATGCCTCTTAGTGAGGTTAAGTTCAGGGTGTACGTACACAATCTCTATAGAACTTGCTGAGTTTGTTTGACTGTTAAATTCTATCTTGAATATAGCCCCAGAACTGCTAGGATCTGCATCCAGAGTTGTGTCTACTCCTCCAGGATTTAAACTTAAATCGTTTGTAGCAAAGACATACAATGTATCCCTGATGGTAGTCCACCCTATAGCGTCATAAGTACATAGCCCTAAAGAGGCTTCAATATCCGCTGCTGAGGGCATAGGTCCACACTCATCATGCCTGGTATGATCAAAAGACCCATCTACCCCTCCCGTATAAAAGTATATAGTACCAGTTGGTACATAGTGCACATATGTATCAGTGGCAGGAACAGTAGACCCATCATACACAGCCCAAGAATCTTCTTGAGCTGCCCAAGCCTCATAGCAAAAACTTAACGGAGGGCAAGGCCCTTCTAGCTTAAAAGAGAAAGCATTACCATCTACATTAACAACTATACCTGACTCTAAAGAGTCTTCGTTAGCTATAATTCTTATATTCCTACCTTCAAGGTATGTACTTAATTGAGGGACAGTTTTACCTAAATCCCTAGTCATACCTTTGTTGAAATTATTTAGAGCGCTTTGTTTCATAGCTTAGTGTCTTTTTCTTGTTTCAGGTTTACCTAAACTTTTAAAGAATGTTTCATGCGCATTAATCCTAGGGAGTAATCTCATTGTCATATTCTTCATAGCCTCCATACCATCTAAATTAGGCATCTTGGCTTTGTTTCCTGCCTGAGCTACATACCACATCCATTCTCTTTCCGAGTGGTCGAATACTTGAGGAGCAATAGTACCTCTTCTCCACTCAATATAATCAAGCTTCATAGTAAGATACTTCTTAACTGCAAGTTTATAACTTACATCATCAGGAATAAGAGGTAGACCTTCTTCGTCTGTAGGTATAGCTAGATAAGCCATACACACTTTACCCTCTTTAGTTGATAGTGTTATATTATTGTTATTCAAATCAAACGTGATGGGCGCATAGTCTCCTAGCATGACATCATTCATATCGAAGGACATTAGGCCCCCACTCGTATTTGATTGAGATTCGTTTCTTTCTACATACACTGCTGCACCTGCGCCGTCAGTAGTCTTCACCATAGTACCCCAGTTACTTTCGTTCACATAGGCAGCTAGGTTTGTAAAACCTTCTATACCACAACAGCCTCCCTCCATTAAATGGTGGAAGGTATTACCAGAATATTCTGCAGGCTGGCCGTTAACAGCTACTTGCTCTAATTTATAGAAGTCACAAGGTAGTTGTGCTCTATAGTTCTTAATATCTAAGTTAGGGTTTTCTTTATGTCCCGTGACTTTTCTAACATATTGTCTTGGGTGCCCTATTAAATTTAAAGCTTCCTCAGTCCACATCATTGCATCTACCCATGGTAACTCATACTGATAACCGTTATCAGCGTACAGCTCTTCCATGATTGTTTTAATAGATATATATTTTCCGTTTAGTGCCATCTTGTTGTATTTATTATACTATTACTTTTCCT